GAACAGTCAATCAATTACAAGAGTGGGCACAATGAGTAAAAGAAAAAGCAATTTAATAGAAGACAGAACAAGTTTCAAACCTTTCAATTATCCATGGGCGTATGACGCATGGTTAAAGCATGAGCAATCACATTGGTTACATTCTGAGGTGCCAATGGCAGAAGATGTAAAAGATTGGAAGAATAAGTTAAACAAAGAAGAAAAACAATTTCTAACGCACATTTTTAGATTCTTCACACAAGGTGATATTGATGTGGCAGGTGGTTATGTAAAAAACTATCTACCATACTTTCCACAACCTGAAGTGCGTATGATGTTGTTAGGTTTTGCAGCTCGTGAAGCATTGCATATTGCAGCTTATTCACACCTGATTGAAACATTAGGTTTACCTGATACAACATATAATCAGTTTATGGAATATGAGGCGATGAAAGCCAAACATGATTATGTTATGAATATTTCAGGTCAGAATACAACCAAAGAGAATACTGCCACACATATCGCTGTGTTCTCCGCATTTACAGAAGGTATGCAGTTGTTTAGTTCATTCATTATGTTATTGAATTTTCCACGCACAGGTAAGATGAAGGGCATGGGACAAATTGTTACATGGTCTATTGTTGATGAAACTATTCACGCTGAATCTATGATTAGATTGTTCAGAACATACATAGAGGAAAACAAAGAGATTTGGAACGATGACCTCAAGAGCCGTATTTACACTATTGCAGAGAAAATGGTTGAACTTGAAGATACATTTATTGACCTCGCCTTTTCTATGGGCGCTATGGACGGTTTATCTAGTGATGATGTTAAAAAGTATATCCGTTATATTGCTGATAGGCGTCTTATATCTCTTGGTCTTAAAGGCATTTATAAAGTAAAGAAGAATCCATTACCATGGGTTGAAGAAATGATTAACGCACCCATACATGGTAATTTCTTTGAGAATCGTGTTACAGATTATGCCAAAGGTGCATTGTCTGGTGATTGGGGTGATGATGTTTGGGCTAAAGCTGCATAATAAATGAAAAAGATTTTAATCATTACAGATAACTTACCAGACCAAATCAATGGAGTTGTTACGACCTACAAGAATATTGAAGCTATGGCGATACTGGATGGTTATACTGTTGATTATATTAATCCCAGCAGGTTCCGCTATATTGATTGTCCTGGCTACAACGAAGTCAAGCTTACCTTTCCGTGGCGCATGGGCGAGGAGATTAAGAAGATTAACCCGGATTATATCCACATCGCCACCGAAGGTCCTTTGGGTTTGTGGGCTAGAGCATATCTTGCAAAACATAATATTAGGCACAATACTGCTTATCATACTAAGTTTCCAGAAGGACTTGCTAAACTTTTTGGCATCCCTGAGTTTCTGACATGGCGATATGTTAGATGGTTTCATAAACATAGCGGTAAAGTATTGACCACTACTGAGACAATGAAAAGGAATTTACTTGCTCATAAATTTGATGATAACATAGTTTCATGGACAAGAGGCGTTGATAGAGAGATTTTTAATTCAAGTTATCGCCACGATAACATTAATGGTAAATATTTGTTATGTGTGTCCCGTGTTAGTAAAGAAAAGAATTTAGAAGAATTTTTTAAATTAGACTATCGTGGTTATTATAAGGTTATGGTTGGTGATGGACCAATGCTTGAAACATACAAGAAACAATATCCTGATGTAATCTTTACAGGATTTAAAACTGGCAAACCATTAGCACAATATTATGCCAATGCTGAAGTGTTTGTATTTCCTAGTCAATGGGAGACATTTGGTATTGTAATGATTGAAGCAATGGCATGTGGAACACCTGTTGCAGCCTATCCATGTGATGGACCAAAAGATGTTATTGACCAAGCAGAAACAGGTTTTATGAATGAGAATTTAGCTGATGCTGTTACTGCTTGTTTACAGCTAAATAGAGATAGAGTTTTAAAAGGCAGTCAAAGATGGTCATGGGATAACGCATGGCAAACATTTAGGGATAATTTAATAAAATGATAACATTAGACCAAACCGCAAAAGATAAGATTACGGACTTATACATAGATGAGAATGACGCATCCATCAAAGGCATGAGAGTATTCGTGCAAGGTGGTGGTTGTTCTGGTTTCTCATATGGTTTCGCATGGGAATCAGAGAAGAGTGAAGATGACTTTGAGTTTCCAATATCAGAAGATAATGATAAGATACAGGTGTTTGTAGATTCAGCCAGTATGCAATATCTACAAGGTGCAATAATCAAATTTAAAACAGAATTAATGGGTGCCAATTTTGTAATTGAGAATCCTAACGCAACCAACAAGTGTGGTTGTGGTTCATCGTTTGCGGTGTAATTATGGCATACTCAGACAAAGTTATTGACCATTATGAGAATCCACGAAATGTAGGTTCATTTGATAAAGACGATAAAGATGTAGGTACTGGCATGGTCGGTGCACCTGCATGTGGTGATGTAATGAAGTTACAAATAAAGGTAGACGAAAATGGTATTATTAGAGATGCTCGTTTCAAGACATATGGATGCGGTTCAGCAATCGCCAGTAGTTCGTTGGTTACAGAATGGGTTAAGGGGATGCATATTGATGATGCTTCTAATCTACGCAACAGTCAGATTGCCGAAGAACTAGCATTACCACCAGTTAAAATACATTGTAGCATACTTGCAGAAGATGCTATAAAAGCAGCAATCAGCAATTACAAAATTAAATGTAGTTGCGGTTAGTATGTTTACGAATGGTCGTAGACATTTTTTTAAAGAAAGAAAATATGAAGAAGATTTTATTTGCAACCCTTGCCACTATGGCATTATCCGCATCAGCTGTTGAAGTCGGTGTAAACGGAATCCGTGATTATTCTGGTACAGACCGTACAGGTTATGGTGTAACAGTTGGTGAGAAGTTTGGTAAATTCGGTGCTGAAGCTGGTTACAACAAATTCACCCAAGGTTCAAATGACCAAAACCGTTATTCTTTAGTTGGCTCATATGATGTTGCTAAAGTTGGTCCTGTTACACTCGCAGTTAAAGCTGGTGCCGCATATTTGGACAATCAGACAGGTGCAAATGGTTATGCCCTTACTGCTGGTGTTGGTGCTTCTGTGCCAGTTTACAAGAACTTGGCAGCAACAGTTGACTATCGCCGTCAAGAAGGCCAGAAAAGTGTAAATGCATTTGATGGTAATCAAGTTGCAGTCGGTTTGAAATATTCGTTTAATTAAAACAAAGAGCCCACTTCGGTGGGCTCGTTCATAACAAGAATAAGAATATGAAAAAACTATTAGTGCTATTTTTAATTGCCTGTTCATCGGCATTTGCTTGGGAACAACAAGCACCGAGACCAGTACAAGCCTGTGCAGAATTCGTACCATATGGTGCACCAGTTATTCCAAGTAGAGATGCAACAGCAGTCTGCCGTGTTGGATATTATACTGTGCATGATAATGTAGCAAAGATTCCAGTATATGGTGTCTATGTTTTAAAACCAGAAAATGCTTTGGGATGTTGGCCAAGAACAAATGCATTTACTGCTGACCAATCATTAGCAAAAGATAAGAGAGCAACACCTGATGACTATGCAGGTACAGGATATGACAAGGGTCATAACATTCCTGATGGTGACCTATCATATGGTGAGTATGTAGAATTAGAATCATTTTTAATGTCTAACATGATGCCACAATTGCCTAATCTAAACAGAGGCATTTGGAAGAACTTAGAAACTAATGTCCGTATTTGGGCATGGCAACATGGTCATCCATTGCAAGTGATTGTCGGTCCAATTTATCAGTATGGTGACCCAACAATCGGTAAGAATCAAGTGCTTGTACCAAGAGCGTTTTATAAAGTTGTAATCGATACAGTAACAGGCGAACACTATGCATTTTTGTTTCCACACAAAGATGGTCTAGGTGCAGACCCATCCGTTGTGCAGACTACAGTTGCTGAAGTTGAGAAGTATGCTGGTATCACAATCAATCTACCTGCAGGCCGAGTGAAGACAGAAAAGTTTCCAATGAAACCTGCTGACTTTGGTGCTGCTCTCAACGCTAAGAAAGCAAAATGTAAATAATGGCTACATTGGCTCATAGCTGTGAAGAATGTAATTCATCTTTCACAATCAAATACGATGTGAGTAAATGTGATGACGATCCAATCTATTGTCCCTTCTGTTCCGCATATATACTTGAAGGAGATGGCGAATCTCCTGATGAATATGTGGACGAAGAGGACGATGATTAGTGTGGTTTTATCATAATACAGCAGAAGAATTCAATCCTGATGATGCCGAAGGTTACTTCGGCTTTGTCTATCTCATTACGCACAACCCAACCGGTCGAAAATACATTGGTAAGAAATTCTTCACCAAGGCGGGTACACGGCAGATTAAAGGCAAGAAAAAGAAAATCAGAAAGACCTCTGATTGGGAAACCTATTGGGGATCCAATACTGAATTACAGGCAGAAGTAACAAAGAACGGAGAG